CTTTTGGTAGGCATTCACCCAGCGCATCGCCAGATCAAGCGACGTGGTGACGTACAGCGGGTTCAGGAAGCAGCTTTTCCAGAAGACCTTGACTTGCGGCTTCTCGGGATCGCCGTTCGATTGAACAGCCATGCCTTTGTACTCGTAGCGAGTCATCTCAACCTCCCTACGCCGCAGCGTGTCCGTTCCGTGGTGCGCGGTTGCAAGGACGAAGCCCCTGTACGTTTCGACGGTGCCTTCAAGGCTATCCGGGCAAGTGAAGGCGCGATCTGCGAACCAGTGCACCATGGTGCAGGCCATCCGGCTAAGCTCAAATTCCATCCGCGCGCGCTGAGCGGGGGTCAAGCCTTCCGGGATACGGCTGTAAATGTGGGTCATGGATCAGCCCTCCGCCATGGACACGGTCGCAATCCGCGTGACAAACGGAAACGCCGCGACCATGTCGATGTATGCGGGGTCCTGGCCGTCGCCGACTTCGGCGAATTCCTCGGGCGCCTCGTAGACATGATAGCCCGAGCGGCCGTTGAGGTGAGCCCCGCCAATGTCGTCGTATTGGCGGCCGTGCTCTCCGATTGTCTCGTCGACTTTGCGGCATGCCTCGATCGCATTCTTGGCAGTCGCGCTGCCCCAGACGTAGCCGCTGTGCTCGTCGATCAGGACGTAGTGTTTCATTGGTCAGCCCTCCCTTACGCCGCAGCGTGTCCGTTGCGAAGCTTCGCCTGCCGCAAATTGAGAGCGGCGTGGACAGCAAGCTTATCCGCCTTTGGCAGCCCCTCGTAATCCTCGCTCGCGCTCACCCTGAGGCACCAATCGAGCGCGGCGTCGGGCGTTCGTAGCCCGGCGATCTCGCCGAGCAGCCGATCCTTCGGCGGTACCGGCCGGCGAAGGAAGTCCGGGATGCCGCCCGGGGCGCCGTCTTCCACCTTCGGCGCGGCAAGCTCGGCCACCTTCAGCAATGTACTTGCATTGTCCGCCGGCTTGGTGGCCGAATGGCGTATTCCGAAGTCGTCGTGATCCATGCTCGGTGTGCATTTCGTCTCCGCCGGCTTGGCGGAGTGGTTCGCCTGCATGCGGTCGTTGGCACCGCGATCCCAAGCGGCTTGCTCGGCCTCGTTGCCGCCCCGCGGCTCGCCGCGATACCCGCGATCGTACCAGGGCATGTGCTGGGCCGCGACTTCGCGTGCGAGCGGGCCGCGCTCCGCCGGCGGCTTGGCCACTTCGAGTTCGGCCAGCACGCGCTCAGCCACATGGCGGTAGCCGCGGTCGTGGAGCGGGCCGCGCTCCGCCGGCTTGGCCGAATGGTTCGGCAGCGCGTCGTTGATCGGCTCTGCCGCGGCGGCGGCGGGCGCCTCCTGCAAGTAGTGCGACGGCCCGCCCTCAAGGTCCTGGTGGAGGGAGTTGTAGCCGGCGCGCAGGTCGAAGATCGACATCGAGTCCTCGATCTTGGTCTTTGACACGGTGCCGAAGTGGCGCTGCATCAGGTCGGAGCGCTTCTTCTGTGCCGCGACGCTGGTGCCGCTCGCGTCATGGCGCAATAGGAGGTCGGCGATTTCATCGACAACGATGGCGCGCTGAGTAGACGTGCGATCCTTCGGCGCCCCATCTGGGACGAGGTGCTCCGAGGTGCGCGAGGTGTCGACCCCGAGGTGTCGACCGCCGAGATTGAGAAGCGCGATGTGCGGCAGGAAGTTGTCAAAGGTCGGGTTTCGGAATTCCTTGCCATCGAGCATCGTCGAGCGGTCCTTGAGCACGGTTGCGGTGCGCCACGACTCAGCGACGCCACCGCCCTCGATCTTCTGGTGCCGCTCCATGTGAAGCAGGAGCGATGGCTCGTATCCCATCTCCCCCTCCGCCTTCATCTTGATGCCGGTCTTCTCAAGTTGCTTCTTGCCGTCGTCATCCTCGAAATAGTCGTACTCGTAACCGGCGCGACCGCAGAGGATCATGTGCAGGCGCGAATTGATGAAGAGGTCCGTGAACTTTCCCCACTCGCCCTTCAGGTAGCCCCAGTCCTGGAACTGCAGGCGGTAGGTCGTAGCTTTGAGTTGCTGCATGCGCCGTCGCTGATAACTGTCGCACAGTTCCTTCCAAAAGTGCGAAACCGAATCGACCAACAGCAGCGAGCCATGGGCTTCGGCTTCCGGGACCGCCAAGAGCAAATCTGCAAAGGCCCTGGTCTTGGCGACATAGAGATCGATCCCAGCCCGATCGAAATCGGGCTTCACCCAATCAGAGCCGGTTTCGGTATCGAGAAAGAATACGGGCTTGTCTTCGATCCCGCGCTTTCTCATCTCCTGGATCAATCCAATGGCGATGATTGTCGCCGTCTTGGTTTTCCCAGACCCAGCAAAGCCGAAGATGCCCTGCTTGAGATAGGCACTGGTGATTTCGGCCGGCTTGAACAGGGAAGTGGTAGACGTGGTTTGGGTCATATCGAACGCTCCATGTTCGTGTTGATCAAGTGGCGGACGAGAGCGTCAACTCTTGTCCGCCGCGCAACACCTAAATACACCTGCAGGTGTTAGTGGTCAAGGTGCCAAATCGTCCTCGCGATAGCGGCGCAGTGCGTCTTGCGGGCTCGACGCATCTGTCCATTGCCAGTCTCCGGACTGGTAGCTGTTGAGCGCGGCGCGGCCGCAACCTGGCATCCATAACAGCCGCGTGCCGTTGGTGCTGGAGACGAAATCGCCCTCCATGTCCGGTATGTTGTACAGCTCGATCTCGTCGTCCTCTTGCGTGTTGAGGACATCGACGAGCGCGCCCGCGAAGTGGTCCAGGTCTCTGTATTGCGCCTGCAACCGCCCGATAGCTTCTCGCACGGCGGCCTGCGTTGTGAGAGCGGGGTCGGCCTTGATGGTCACGACGAAATCAGGGACCATCGTGGTGTCGAATTCGGGCTGGGTGGTCATCGGCTAGTCCTCCTGTCAGGTGGGATGCGAGCACAATACACCTGCCGGTGTTAGGGGTCAATGCGTTTGGCCACGTCACAGATCCGGCGGGCACGCCGTTAGCCCCGCCATTCTTGGGTTTTTGGCGTGCCATCGAAGATGCTCCGGGCGAGAAATAGACAAAAGTAGACGAAATAGACAAAAGTAGACGAAATAGAGAAAATAGATGAGGGGCCAGAAGACAGGCGGCCGCAAGAGGGGCGTGCGCAATAAGCGCACCGCGAAGCGCGAGGCCGCACTCAAGGCCGCAGCCAAGCGGCTTAAGCAGCTCGAGGGCGCAGCCATTCCAGAGGCATTTGCGGGCGACGCCCACGCCTATCTGATGATGGTCTACAAGGACCCGCTGGAACTGCCAGCCGTACGCATCGACGCCGCCAAGGCCGCCCTGCCGTACGAGAAGCCCCGCCTCGCCCCGGCCGAGCCGCGGCGCGCCGACGATGGCCGTGTGTCGCTGCTGGAGCGCCTGGAGGAGTACGCGCGGGAGGCCGCGATCGAGCAGAGCGGCGGCAGGGTCATCTCGCTCATAAGCCGCAAAAAGTCCCCGGACGGCGAATAGCGCCCCTCTAGGATGCCCGCCCATTCGTTATTTCGAGGGGGCCTTGGCCACCCTACCTCCCCATTCGTGCTCGCATCACCCTGTATGAAGCGGCGATCAATCGCCGCTTAACGCCCGTTGCCGGCGCGGCAAAGCGCACCCCCCAATTCCAGCAACTGACAGAGGAGGCACCCCCATGTGGGAGTATGGCCCTAACGGATTTGTGCTGGTTTCTGTTGATCCTTATCAGTTGTATCAGCAGATACCACTGCAAGCTCCAGAGGTTCCCCCCTTGATCCTGAATGGTCCTAACGTGCCAAGTCCGCTTGATCCTCCGCCGGGTCCGACGTTCGACGAGCGGTATCCTCCAGAGGGGACATTTCCGCCGCAGAACGATCCTTTTGCTGATCGATTTTATTTTGGAATGGAGTCGTTTACGCATGGCAGCGATTCCAGGGCGGATGGTGGTAGGCTAGGGAATTATTACTCTCACGACTATTTCTTTTGACTCCATGAGCGTATCCCCGCGCGTCACGCCCTACGCGCGTTTCGACAAGCGTCTGCGGGAGAATCTTGGCGACTACTGCGCCAACATGGTGCGCATCCAGAGCAAGACCGGCGAGTTAGTCCCGTTTATCTTCAACGAGGCACAGAAGCAGCTTCATGGCCGGCTACAGCGCCAGCTCGACGCGCGCGGCCTGGTGCGCGCGATCATTTTGAAGGCACGGCGCCTCGGCGTCTCGACCTATGTCGGGGCGCGCTTCTACCATGCCTCAACGCTCTGGCTCGGGTGGCGCGCCTTCATCCTCACGCACGAGGATCGCGCCACGCAGACGCTGTTCGAGCTAGTCAAACGGATCCACGAGCACATGCCGGACGAGTACCGGCCGGAGACGCGGGCCGCGAACGCCAACGAGATGTCGTTTGAGGGATTTAACAGCGGCTATCGGGTCGGCACTGCAAAGAACATCCACGGCGCCGGCCGCGCGCTCACGCTGCAATTATTCCACGGCAGCGAAGTCGCATTCTGGCCGCACGCTGAGGGCCACTTCGCGGGCGTCATGAAGGCGGTGAGCTTGGTGCCAGACACCGAGATCATCCTTGAGAGCACTGCCAACGGTATCGGCGGGATGTTCTACGACCAGTGGGTGCTGGCGGAGCGCGGCCAGTCCGATTTTATCCCGATCTTCCTGCCCTGGTACATCGACCCTCAAAACACGAGGCCGCTCCCCACAGGCTGGGCGCCGAGCCTCGAAGAGGAGGACTACCAGCGCCAGTACAAGCTCACGAAGGAGCAAATTTGCTGGGCGCACTTCGAGAATATCAACTCCTGCGGCGGCGAGCCTGGGTCGTTTGCCGGGCTGTTCAGGCAGGAGAACCCGGCCACTGCCGCCGAGGCGTTCCAGACCACGGGCGCCGATTCGTTCATCCCGCCTGAGGCGATCCTCCGCGCGCGCCGGTTCCAGGCCGAGGACCAGCCCTACCTACCGCGCGTGCTCGGGGTGGACGTGGCCCGCGGCGGCGGCGACAAGACGCGCATCCTCGATCGGCAAGGGCGGCGCGCTGGCGAGATCAACTTGACGATGGACACCGACGACCTGGTGCAGGTCGCCAACCAAGTCATGCGGCTGTTGCGGGATAATCCGAAGATCCGCCGGGCGTTCATCGACATCACGGGGCTGGGCGCCGGCGTGTACGACATCTGTCGCGGCAATGGTTTCGAGGACCGGGTCAGCGGGGTGAACTTTGGCTCACATGCGCAGGACCCCGCTCGCTACGTCAATCGGCGGGCCGAGATGTTTGCTCGGACCAAGGAGTGGCTGCTCGATCCGGGGGGCGCACAGATCCCGGATGATGACGAGCTGCATCGGCACCTGGCGGGGCCTGGCTACAAGTACGACGCCAACTCGCGGCTGCAGATCGAAAAAAAAGAGGAAATCAAGAAACGGCTCGGTTTTAGCCCTGATGGTGCCGATGCGCTGGGACTGACCTTCGCCGACATCCTGGCGATCGACATCCCCGACGATATGCCGAAGTGGGCGCGTGACCTCGATGACGGCGTGCGCGACGATTTCATGGTGAGCTAGATGGACGACACAGTCTTATGGACGGCGTTTGCTGTGTTTGCAGCCCTGGGACTTTTGCTCGCTCTCCGTGATGAGTGAGCTGAGAGGCTCGACGATGAGGGGCTGGCGTCATCTGTCATAGTTCACCCAAAAACGAAGATCGCGACGATAGCTATGGCTAACCACCCCCCGAACCATGGGAGTGGTGCGGGGCATGGCAGATTCAGCAGCCTCCCAATTGTCGCAGCGATTGCCGCTACCAAACACGTGATTATGCAAATTGTCATCGCGTCCATTTCCGATCCCTCCAGGTCGGACCCACGCTACCCCACCCCCAACCCCGAAGGAACCCCTGACATGCGCACACTGATTCTTGGAATGGCAATGCTCCTGCCCTCCTCGACTTTCGCCCTGGCCGCAGACTACTGCCAGCCGATTTACGATTGGGATGATGACTCGAAGGTCGCTGCAAATTGGTGCTCGATACCGGAGGCGCCACCGAAACCGTCGAACTGCCAGAATGTCGGCAAACGTCATCTGCTGTGCGACGAGCCGTTCGGCCAAGCGCTGCCGGAGCGGACCGTGATGCCTGCGAACTGTAAGTGGGTGCGCGGCAAGTTTGTTTGCCGCCCCAGGTGAAAATCATCGGCCGGCTGCTCTGCTGGACCGGGTGGCACCGGTGGGTAAAGCGGAGCATTCCATCGCTGAATACCGGCAACCGGACAATTCAGAGCTACGCGTCGTACGTCCGCGTTTGCGGGCGTTGCGGCGCGAGGCGGCTACGCTAACAACCCCCTCTTAGGAGATGACGACATGAGCGCTTTAGGAGATCGCCTTAAGAATGTCCTCGGCGGAGCTTGGCATGTGACGGGTGATGCGTTCTGCGATCAGATCGCGGCGGAGATGGTGGCGCCGCCTGATTTCGGCGTTGCAAATATGGTCGTGACCGGCACGGAGACCGTAAAGAACCTGACGCAGGGCGCTGGCGGCGGCACGCTGGGCTTCTTCGGCGCCACGCCCGTGGCCGGCCCGGTGGCCTCGACCGGCCAGTCGGCGCTCTCCACCGGCGTCCTGACCGGCCTTGCCGTGACAACCACGGGCATCGTAACTACCGGCATTGTTGCGGGCCTGCAGACCACCGGGCAGGTGGCGGCGCTGATCTCGTCGGTTAACGCTTTGATGACCGCGGTGTCCGATGTTACGCATCTGGCCAACAACCTGCGGGCTGCGCTAGTGCAGACCTCGGGCGTTGGGTTGATCAAGGGCAGCATCTAAGCCGCGCCTGGGGAGGGCGGGAATGGCCGAAAAACAGAGCTACCGGGCTTTCGAATATGGCGCGCGGGCCGACAACTTCGTTGGGCTCCACGAGGTGACGCTCGATGAACACGGCAAAGTCGCACACATTGAATACGAGGCCGCGTTTGAAGCGGCCACGGTTGAGGAACTGTGGAAGCTAATCGACGAAGGCGTAGCGGAGGCCAAAGCCGCAGCCGTCCAACCCTATCCATTCGATGAGTTTGGTGTGTAAGGGGAGGGCGGGAGTGACCGAAAAGCACCTCTACATCGCGCGGAAAAGGCAGGCCGAACAAGTCATGCCTCGGAAAAGGCAGGCCGAACAAGTCATGCCTCGGAAAAGGCAGGCCGAACAAGTCATGCCGCTAATCGGCCCGAATTTTCTTCCGCTTGGGCCGCTCGCGCAGATGGGCTGGCTCGTATCTCTCATGGTCCACTCAGGGGATGCCGACCTCGGGCGCTCCCGCAACGCGCTGGCGGCCGAATTCCTGGCCTCGCCGTGCTCTCACACCCTGCTCCTCGACCAGGACGTATCGTTCCCCCCGGAGGCAATCTGCCAGCTCGTGGGGCGCGACCCTGACATCGACGTTGTCGCCGGCATCTACCACCAGCGGGCCGACTACGGGTCCTACCCGGTGCGCTGGGACCACTCGAAGCAGTACCTGGTGGCTGTTGACCCCACGACCGGCGAGCCCTCCGAGGACGGCCTGCTCGACGTCGAGGGGGTGCCCGCGGGCTTTATGCGGCTGTCCCGCCGCTGCCTTGAGCGCATGAGCGCGGCCTACGAAAGCGGATGGTACGCCGATAGTTCAGTTTCCACCGGCCGCGCCGTCTCGCTGTTCGAGTTTAGCGTGCAGAACCACGCGCGCTACTCGGAGGACATTTTCTTCTGCCAGCGGTGGCGCGAGCTTGGCGGCAAGGTGTGGGTCGACCCCAAGCTCACTCTCACTCATCACGGCGAGAAGGCATGGACCGGCAACCTCGGGGACTGGCTGCGGGGCCGGGATGCGCCGCCGCCGCCGCTGCTCGCCATTGACCCGTCGAAGCTCGCCGGCATCGAGGAGGCGGCACGCAAGCTGGAGCAGTCCATGGCCGCCCTGCAAGGGATGGGCGAGGCGCTGCGGGGGGCGGGATGAGCTTCCCGCGGGATAATGCGGAATGGGAGAACTTCTTCGCGTCGCTGCCTGTTTGGCTCGGCACCGCATGCCTTGCTGCGTATTTGGTGTACGGGGTTTTCTGGCTTTTGGGCGAGGCGCTGCGGTGGGTGGGATGAGATTCGAGGAGGATCAGGGCGCAATTTTCTTGCTGATTGCCTCCCTTGGCCTGTCGTTCGTGATCATAGTTGGAGTGCTTCATGCATTGTTGCCGGCAGCCTCCTGGTTGCATTGAGCGGGGCTGAATGAGCAGTCTTGCGGAGGGTGGGATGAGAGATCACGCCGAAGTCCAAGTGATCACGCCGGCCATGATCGAGGCGGGCGATAAAGTCGCACCTGAGGTACTGCATGACTGGGGAATGATCCCGGAGGACACCTCGAAGCGTTTTTTGGCCGAGGTGTTTGCTGCCATGCTAAAGGCATCAGCGATGGGCGGGGTGATGGTGGACTTGGCTAGACGAGACCCCTTATTCGTGGACGAGACAGGCATCACTTACCTGCCGGATGATTTGCATTTCCGGCACGACATGATCGACGGCGTCGGCCCGTGGGTCTGGGTCAAAGACGATGTCTGGGGCTGGAAGCAGCCCAAGGACGAGTGGCCCGCGCTGCGCGACATCATCCTCGCCAACGTCAACTCGAGGCGCGGCATCATCCAGGCCGGCGGCTGCTGCGGGATGTACCCGCGGCTGTGGTCCGAGCATTTCGGGCACGTCTACACGTTCGAACCGGACGCGAGGAACTTCTACTGCCTGACGCTCAATTGCCCGTCCGAGCGGATCATCAAGATACAGGCGGCGTTGAGCTTTGCGCCCGGCACTGGCTCAGTCGAGCATACCGCGGGCGACTTCAACGTCGGCATGCACCGGATCAGCATGGTTGATCGGCTCACGCCAGCGGCGGGGTTTGTTCCCATACTGACGCTCGACGATATGGAGTTCGACGCGGTCGATGCGATCCAACTGGATTGCGAGGGCAACGAGGAGAACATCATCTCGGGGGCGAGCATAACCATCGCGAAGCACCGCCCGCTGATTTCGGTAGAGGCTCCGTCTGAGGACTTGATGGACGACCTGGCGTGGCTCGGCTACTTCGAAGTTGGGCGGTGCGGCAGCAACCCCGACGTGGTGTTCGCATGTTAGAGCAAGCTAAAATAGAACACCCACTTGTCCATTTCGGCTACAAGCGCCCGCCGCTCTGGCTATGGCGAAGGTCCCGGCGCGCCTATGTCTTTGTCGCCGCCATCAAGGATATTTGGCTGATCGCTACCGGGCGCTGCAGCCTGCATCGCGCATGGCAAACCGGGCACGACGACGGGGCACGCGGTGAATATCACAGAACCGTTGTAATGGGCGGGCGCTGAATCAAATGAGCCTGAGCATCCTCCTCGCCGCCCGCGGCCGGCCCGAGCTGCTGCACCGGACGCTTAAGCTCACGCTGCCGAATATCGTGCGCCACGACACGCGCCTGACGGTGCTGCTGGACGACGACGAAGAGTATGACGAAGATATTCCGGACACCATTCGTGTCGCCCGCCACTTCGAGCCGCTGGTCACGGTCTCTGTCGCCCCGCGCGAGGACACGCTCGGCGCCAAGTACAACCGCGGCCTCAAGATCGCGCCCGGCTCGGTCTACCTCGTCATGGTCGACTACGCCCCGCATGTGACGCGGGGGTTCGACCAGAAGATCCTCGACGCCGCGTCCGTGTTCCAGGACCACATCGGCGTGGTCTACAACCACATGGCCAACCTGAGTTTCCCGGCGATGAACGCGGTGACGCACGGCCTGGTCAAGCGGATGGGTCACCTGTACGCGCCGCTGTGCCCGTACTGGTTCGTGGATCACTGGCTCGACGACATCGCCCGCATGATCGGGCGCATCGCCTGGGCGGATGTGCAGATCGACACCTCGGCCCGGCAGCCGCAGGCCGGCAAGACGTGGACGCAGGAGTATCGCGAGCCGGCGTTCTGGGCCTCGTTCTACGACAAGCTCGCCCCGGTGCGCCGCGAGATGGCGCAAGCCATCATCGACGATCCGCAGTTCATCGAGACGCCGCAGCGCAAGGCGATCCTGCGGGGATCGTATCCCGGCATCGAGGAGCGCTCGGTCATGATCAACGATCATGTGCGAGCGATGGCGGACACGGGACTTCCGCACGACGCGCGCTATCTGCGGGTCAAGGCGCAGGCGGAGCGAATCCTGCGGGATGTCTGCGGGGAGGCGAAGGCGGCATGATGGACTTCAGCGCGAACGATGGCTTCAAAATGGTCGCTGGACAGGCGGCTATACTGAAGCGGCAGCAATTAGAGCGAGAAATTTGTTCTTTGCCGCATGACTCGGTGCTGCGCGCAAACCTACTGCACACATTCAGCAAGTTGTTCATGTTCTTGGAAGAGGACATCCGAGGCGCCCTGCGGATGGCGGCGCGTAATCCATACACGATTACCAGACTGCCGGATGGTACGCCGTGAACGCACTTGTCCTCGACATTCCCTTCGCGCAGCAGAACCCGGAGGAGTTCGCCTTCTTGATGCGCTACGCCACCGGCGCCGAGCGCATCCTGGAGATCGGCTCGTGCTACGGGCACTCGCTGCGCATGCTGGCGCGGGTGGCGATCAAGGGCGCGGTGCTGCGCTCGATCGACCTGGGCACGCTGCCGGCGGAAGCTGCGGAGTTTGCCGGCGCTGATGTGACGCCGACCCTGACCCGCGTCATCGAGGAGCTTAACCTCGACGGCTATGATGCCAAGCTTCACGTCGGCGACAGCCACAGCGCCGAGGCCATCAAGTTCGCCGAGAAGTCCGCGCCCTACGACCTCGTCTTCATCGACGGCGACCACACATTCGACGGCGTTGCGGCCGATCTGCTCAACTACGGCCCGATGTCGCGGCACCTGATCGCGTGCCACGACATCGCCCATCCCACGCACGGCGTTGCGAAGATGTGGCGCGAGATCAGGACGGCGGGCGGCATGCGCACCGACGAGAAGGTGTGCAGTAGCATGGGGATTGGGCTGCTGATTAAGGCTAAGGCCATCGCGTTTGCCAACGCTGTCGCGCCCTACGAGGCGCATCCTGCGCATGGCGTTCGCAAGTTCTGGCGCGAACTCAACGAGGCTGGCGCGCGCACCGACGAGAAGGTGTGCAGCGGCAAGGGGATTGGGCTGCTGATTAAGGCTTAGGGTTAAGGGCGGAGCCAGCCATATACGCCATTTCTGTCATAGCCTCTGGGTTTGTTGAGCACGTTCTCCACCGCCCGCTCGATGTGCGCGGTGATGTCGATCGTGTGCGTCAGCTCGCGCTCTACAATGGCGAGCCCGTCTGTTGAGTAAGACGATGCGTAAAATCTAACGACCAGCCGGCCGCCTTCTTCTCCGATTTCAGTCCACTTTGTGTCCATGCTGACCTCCTCTGAAGGGGAGCCTATCTATGGCGAACACGAACGAACAAGTCACCAAGCTCCTCGACGGCGCCACCGCCAACGGCATCGGAACCGTGTTCTCCATGCCGCGCGGCTCGCCGCAGCGGTCGTTCGTTGCCGACATGGCCGGTACCATATCAACCGGCAACGTTTCCGCGACGGTGCGGGTCGATGTCTCGAACGACGGGGTGAATTTTCACACCGGCTACGCAAGCCTTTCTCTCACCGGCGTGCCCGGGGATGTCAAGGCGACCAACATCGCCAATTCGCCGTTCGCGCATGTGCGCGGCAGCCTCACGTCTATCACCGGCACGGGTGCAGCCGTTAACCTGTGGATGGGCATCTGAGCCGTGTACGGCGGGATCAGTACCGGACAGGTCACTGTTGCCGCCACGGCGGGCGGTACGTTGATCGCCCCAGAGCGCAGGGGCCGTGGCGCCGTCACGATCGTCAATCACGGAACCACGAACGTCTTCATCGGCGGCGACCCCAACGTCACGGCGTTGAACGGCGTGAAGCTCGTGGGTGTGGACGGCGCGAGCATTACGCTGAGTGCGCAGTCTGCGATCTACGGCATCACGGCGTCGGGGTCACAAATCGTGAGCTACGTTGAGGCATATTGATGGGCGGGCGCTGAATGGTCGGCTCTGATTTCGAGTGGGCGGCCTATCTGGCGTGGCGGAAGGCTGTGGCCCGAGCGGAAGCGGAAGCGGAAGCGGAAGCGGAAGATGCGCGTCGCCGCGCTGCCTCTTCAATAGCTACGCGAGATTGGTGGCGCCGCAGACTCTTGGACGGGAAATGATATGACAATCCAACTGTCAGTCGCGGTCCAGGACGCTATGCTCAATGCGATCGAGACGGCGATCGGCATATCGGCCGTGGTAAAGTTGCGCTCTGGCGCGCAGCCTGCGAATTGTGCGGCGGCCGACTCTGGAACGGTGATCGCTACGTTCTCGCTCGCATCGGATTGGATGGCGGCTTCTTCGTCCGGATCAAAGGCATTCTCGTCAACGCCGCTTGACGATCCTTCAGCCGACAACCCCGGGACGCTGGCGCACTATCGTGTCTATGCATCGGACGGCACGACCTGCCACATGCAAGGCACGATCACCGCGACGGGTGGCGGCGGGAATATGACGGTGGACAATACAGTTGTGACCGCGGGACAGGATGTGAAGATCACGTCGTGGTCGATCAACATGGCGGGTCATGCCTAACAACGGAGACCGCGGCAATGGCTGACGGGCTATTCTACCTCGACACGCGCGAGCCGCATTTGGTGTCCGACATCACCGCGGTGACGATGGCGGCAACGGCCAAAGCATTGTACCCCGCCGCCGCCTTCCCCGTGCTTGGTGGGCAGTACTTCAACCGCCCCGGCAAGGCAATCAAGATTTGCCTTTGGCTAAAGATGGTGCTTGGCGGCACGCCAGGTAACTTTTCGTTCAACGTGCATTGGGGCACGGGCGCTGATGCCAACGGGACGCTGATCTGTGTCGCTGGGACGCCGGTTGCCCTGAACGCCTCAGTGACCAAGTGCGGCTATGCCGAGTTCACAATCCGCTGCCTCACGACCGGGACGGCCGGTACGCTGCAATGCACTGGCATTGCGTGGTTTGATCATTTGATCATCGCAAACACGTTGCAGCCGATCATGGTCCCGCTCGCGGGCGCGGCGGCCTCTGCCGCTCTTGACCTAACCGCGGCCTTCATCCCCTCGGTGCAGGTGCTGCAATCCGGCACGGCGGGGACAATTCAGGTTCAAGAGATGAAGGTCATAGCCCTGAATTAGGGGATCCACGATGGATAATTGCCGCGGTGGACCGATCATCTGGCCACTGCGGGCCGTCCCTGGGACGAGCGTGCAGGCCCTGCAAGCAGGGTACCCCGTAGTCAGGAAGTCTGGCGTGTTGCAGCCCGCCTTGATGCGCCAGCGCCCGCGGCGGATGGGTGGGCTGATTGCCCCGGACGTGCCGGTCAATCTGCCATGGAATGCGGTTGGCTTGCCGACGTTGCTGGACGTTCCGTTTGCCTTCCCGCGTCCAATTCACGAGCTTATGCCCAAGCCGCCGACCTATTTCAGCATAGCGGGCGTCACAAGGGATTCGACCGGCGCTCCGCTCGGAAACTGTATCGTTGATTGGTTCGATACGGCGACCGATAGGAAGCTGGACACTGTAACGTCCGATGCCAACGGGCTGTTCGAGTTCCGTAACGCGGGCCAGCCGCCGAATGCGTACTACTTGGTGGCCTATCTGGCGGGGGCGCCGGATGTGGCGGGGACTACGGTGAACACACTCACCGGGCTCTGACATGCCCGACATCTTTCTCTACCCGGGCGAAGTAGCGCAACAAGATGTAAAGCTTCGCGATCCGACGACAGTAGGAACGTCGGGCGTCAACGCTACCGCAACGCAGTCTCTAGCTGTCGCGCAAGATGCGACTGCGGTCGTGGTCGTTGCCGCAAGCGCAAGCCAAGAGCTGACTATCGCGCAAACTGCCGTTGCTGCGGTGGTTGTCGCCGGCTCCGCTGCGCAATCGCTGGCGGTGGCTCAAGCCGCCGTCGGCAGCGTGCCGGCAACCGGTGTCGCCGCGCAGTCGCTGGCCGTCGCGCAGACATCGGTCGCTGTGGTTATCGCCGCAGCGTCTGCCGCTCAATCGCTAGCCATCGCGCAGAGTGCGGCCGCGGTCGTCCCCATCGCCGCCGCTGCTGTTCAGCCGCTCGCGGTATCTCAGGCCGCCGTTGCGGTTGTTGTGATCGCTGGCGTCGCGGATCAGGCGCTGACCGTCAGCCAAGACGCGGTTGCCGTGGCTCCTGCCGCAGCGGTCGCTACCCAATCACTTGCGATCGAGCAAAGCGCGGTCGCGGCCGGGGTCGTTGGGGATACCGAGCAATCGTATCGCGCCTGGTTGCGCGTCAATACCTCGATGCCTGCGCGACGTACTCAGGCGCCGGCACGATAGGGATTCCATCTATGAAGCTTAGGCCGCCGATGGCAACGAAACTACCAGCCGCCGTGGCGCTGGCTTGGTTCGTGGCGGCCGTGCTTTCGTACTTTGCTTTTTTGGTCCCCGCCAGCGTCCAGCAGGCGGGGCCGTATGGCGTTCCGGTCCCTATCCAGTACGGCGGCACCGGCAACAGCTTCGGCATCCTCGGGGACGGCACGAGCTACATCGACAGCGGCATGGCGGCCACAACGCCGACCAGCGCGATTACGAGCCTAAGCCTGATTGCCGATGGCGGTGCGACCTGCACCGACCCGACCATGTCGATCCTGGGCGGGACTCAGCCGCCGGGCAATGCGACTGGCGGCGGCGCTGCCATCTTCACCACGAGCGGCGCCAACCCGAACAAGCAGATCACCGGCTTCGTCATTGGACCGACAGCCACGGTGACAATGGACATCGCGACTGACGTAGTTACGGATACCGCGCACGGGTTTGAAGCAAATACTCCGATCAGTTTCACGACGACGGGCGTGCTGCCTGGGGGACTTACCGCTGGAGTCAGGTACTACATCAAGACGGTTCTGTCTCTTAATACCTACAACGTGTCGGCCACCATTGGGGGGGCCGCCATCAATTTGACGGGCACGCCGGCGCAGTCCGGTGTCCACACCCGTGTAACGACTACCGGCAACTATTCCTGGCCTCCTGGAGTGACGGTTCACGGTTGCACCGGCGTCTACAAGATCGACGCGGTGCTCAACGAAACGACGATGACCACGATGACGACGGCCGCTGGCCGTCTGGTCGCGAACGGAGCGATCTACAACGTTCCGGCCTATACTCACACTTATCCGGCCGCGACTGTAGGTAATGCCTCTATAGGTTATTGCGATTACTTCAACACCGTTACACTGGCGTGGGTAACTGACGCGTGTCTTGGGAGTTTTCCTGCCCCAACATACATCTTCGTGCAGTATGTTTTTGTTGGCACTCAGCCGTCTTGGCCAAACGGCCCGGGCTCGACCCAGCCTCCGCAGATCTACATTGTCTATCAAATTCCAGGGTTAGTTGCCGCCTCTGCGAGAGTCTACACGGTTGAGCAGCAGGGCGCTGGGCAGGCTTCGCTGCTTGGCCGCTCGTACCCGTGCATGGTGACGCCGACCAGCGGCAGTGGCGGGTGCTCATTCAATGGCAGATTTTTTGGCATAACGTCGGATGATCCTTCTGTCGCGCCTTACGGGGAGACATTGGATGGGGGTCCTCAGATTTATGTAGCGCGGATCATTCCGAACAGGCCAGGGAAAGCAGGAGACCTGACGGCACAATTCAGTGCTGCAACTCAAGACTCCGCTGGCGGGCTGATGCAGGCGTTTCAGATTGTTGCCCTTACGGTCGATCCGACTCCTGGTGCTTCGCAAGCCGGCATCTTGTTTGCTACGTCCAGCAAGGACGCGGGCGGGTCGTCGAACCCCAGCTTCGAGGCCATCCGCGGACTGGTCCTGTGCAATTACCTCGATGCGTGTGCGCCACACAAAGGCGCCGACACGATCAACCTCAATGACCGGCTCAACACCGACAACTACTCTCCCGGTCTTTATATGGGAGGCGTTCGGCAGGGACAGACCCCGGCGCAGGGCCGGCTTACCCTGGCGAACCTCACGCCGGTTCAAGTCACGTCGGTTGCTGGGGCGACTGTCATCTATTGGACGCCATATGTCGGCGACCGCATACAGATACGCAGGGGCCTTAATTATAGTGAGAAGGCGTTTTCGCAACTCTCGAACATCACCTCCAACTCTGCGACGGGCAAGGCCGGCCCCGCTGCGGTCGCAGCGAACTCGAATTACGACCTTTTCGTTTGGGATGACGCAGGCACGCTGCGGCTCACTCGCGGGGGGGCGTGGAACACTGCCACTGTTCGCAGCGCCACGACCGAGAACGATCTGGTGCTCAGTGAAGGAATATGGCTCAATCTGAATAACATTACGAACGGTCCCAACGCTGGCTACGGCACTTACGTCGGGACCATGTGCAGCAATGCAGCCTCGACGATCGACTACATCTTCGGCGCAAATGCCGCTGGCGGCACCGCCGGACGCTTCTGCGTCTGGAATATGTACAATCGCAGAGATCTCAACTCATTGGTAAGGGATACCACAGCGACCTGGAACCCTCTCACAGCAAATTATGAAGCGTTGAATGCCAGCAATACCAACAGGCACACTTTTATCCGAGGCCTGAATGAAGATGGTGTCAGTGCAATTCTGAATGTGTCGATTCAGAACGCCGGCGGGGTAACTGGTCTCAGCGCGATTGGCCTAAACGTCACGAATGCGCCAGCGGCGGAGTCCGCTCAAGGTTATGTAGCTGTTGGCGGACTTGGTGGAGCGGTGCCTTCAACAGCACATTATTCTGGCACCCCCGGCCTGGGGCTTAATTTTCTTCAAGCTTTGCAGCAAGCCTCGGCGATTACTACGCTGTTTATCGGCTCGAATTTAGAAGGCTTTTCTTACAAGGGTCTTCATTGAATGCGTTTCGGCCCCGTTCCCCCCTCCGGTCTCCCCACACAGGACCCGGACAAGGTCTTGCTGACGGCCGAGCGCTGGCAGCGCGCGACCTGGGCGCACGACAAATGGGCCGAGCCCGCCAAGCGCTGCGTCGACTTCTTCTGGGGCCGGCAGTGGACGCAGGAGCAGATCGCCGCGATGCGCGGGCGGCCGGCGTTCAAGTTCAACATGATCGAGCCGATCGTTCGGCTGGTGCTCGGCTATCAGAGGGCGAACAAGCTCAACAACGTGCTCAAGCCGGGGCATGACACACAGGCGAGCGAGGCCGTGGGCGAAGTGCTCACCAAGCTCGAACGCGAGATCGCCACATCGAGCGGGATGGAGTTTGTCGACGGCGAGGTATTCCTCGACGGGCTGCTCTGTGGGCGCGGCTGGTACTACACGTATCTGGATTGGACCAACAACAACCTGGGCGAGGCCAAGACCAAGTCGGTCGACCCGTTCCGCGTGCTGGTCGATCCAGACGCCGACACCTACGACATCAACGAGACTGCTTCGTACATGCAGTACGTCACGATGGTGTCGATCGACGAGATCGAGGCGACATTCGGCAGGGAAGTCGCCGCACTGGTGCGCCCCTACACCATGGGGCAGACCCCGCTTACTCCGCTCGCCTCGGTCAACATTAAGGACATGACCAGCCCGATCCGCGATTTCGGGCAGCGCGAGGACGGTGATCAGTGGTTCGACAGCTTCTACACGCTGATGGGGAATTTCGTCGACACCCACCGCAAGACGATCCGGCTGATCGAGACGCAGCACAAGGTCCGCGAGCCGCGCGACGTCTTCATTGACCTAGAGACCGGCGATGACAAGGTGATCCCGCTGGAGTGGGGGCGCGACAAGGTCGAGAAGTGCCTGTTGGCGGCCGAGCTGGTCGGCAACCCGCTGATCGTCCAGCGCCGCTTGGTCGAGCGCATCCAGTGGGAAACGACGGTGGGCGACCTGATCCTGTATGACAAGCCGTCGTATTACGATAGCTACACCCTGACGGGGTATTTCCCGATGTTCCAGCGCGGCGTCGCTGGCGGCATGGTGGACAATCTGATCGACCCGCAGCTTGAGAAAAACAAGCGCCGCAACGCCCGCATCGAGATCGAATCCAAGACCGCCAACGGTGGCTGGATACACAACAGCAAGGCACTCAATCCGGTGCAGAAGGGAAACCTGAAGAAGTTTGGCTCACAGCCTGGCGTCATCGTGGAATATGACGGTGGCCCGGAAAACGAGCCCAAGCAGATTCAGGCGCACCAGCCCCCGGTAGGCGCCCGCATCCTCGAAGAGGACGCCAACGCCGACATGCGCTCCATCAGCGGCATCAACGAGGCCGCGCTCGGCTCCGAGGACAACCGCGCTACCTCCGGCAAGGCGATCGAGGCGCGGCAGCGGCAGGCGACGTTGTCGATCCAGGTTTACATGGATAACTTCCGCCGCAGCAAGCGCATGGTCGCCGAGCGGCATCTTGAGATCATCCAGCGTTGGTACACCGAGAAGCGCATCTATCGTGTTACCGGCGACGACGGCAAGCAGTCGCAACTCGTCATCAATCAATTGATCCAGGACCCGCTGAGCGTGGGCAAGCGCGTGCTCAACGACGTGCAGATCGGCAAATACATGGTTACGGTCGACGATGCGCCGGCCTCGGCCACCTACCAGGCTGCGCAGTTCGAGGAGATGATGGACCTGGTCGAGCGGATGGCCAAGAACGGCGTCCCGATCGCGCCGTTCGCCGATCTCATCCTCCAGGCGTCGTCGCTCCAGCGCAAGGACGAGTGGATCAAGCGGTTCCAGGCGGTGATGGGCGGCGGCGCGCCGCCGGCGCCAGGGATGCCAGGGCCGGGCGGGCAGCCGATGCCAGCGCCAGGGCAGCCGCCGCAGCCGCAGGGCAACGTCGTTCCAATGCCAACGAGAGGAGGATGATGAAATGAGCATGAGTAAACCACGTCTCATCGAAACCACCCGCGGGATGGAGTTCGCCGCGGACACCATCGAGGAGGCAACCGCCGTTCTACAAAACCACCGAGACTCGCTGATGCTGAACATCAGCATCAGCGAGTCTGGAATACGCGCCTGTGAGAACCAGATCGCTGAGTACCGCCGGAAAATTCTCGACCTGCAGGCGGCGATGGTTGGCTTCGACGCCGCCCTCGCCAAGTTGTGGGGGGGAGGGGAATAGGTCGTCATGCTGACAGAAGACCTCGTCATGTCCCCGCGGCTCCTTCGGTACTTCAGCGACGCAGGACGTGCGGACAAGGGCGACGGCCGGTTCTATGGCTTGATCCTCCGCGATGACATGCGCTCGGTAATTACGTTCCACCCTATTTCCCCGCAACTCGTCCCCATGCAGGCGCTGTGGGCCGGCGACATGCTGCATCTCCTCAACGTGGAACTATCCTACGGCGGCGCCTGGGTGGTGGTGTTCACGCATCCCGTTCCATCGCCGCAGCAATGCATCATGAGCGCTCCGACCCACTGCAACTACGAGCGCTATCACCTGATCTGGGTGGACGAGGACGGCGACCCGCACGTCGATATTGAGTGGGAAGCCGGCACCGGCGAGCTGCGAAAGTTCGTCGATGTGATGAAGGCTGGCCCGATCGCAACTGCGCAGCTTTGCGAAGCGGCTTTGCAGACCTGGTTCGAGAAGAACCGCATGCTGGAAGCCAAGCCGGAGCAGACGTTCAAGCGGGCGAGGGGGGAGCGTGCACCAAGTCATTCATAGGCGGTCGCCCCTGCCAGGGAAGACCATCAGCAACAAGGTGCTGATGATCACCGCGGCCGCAAGGATGATCACCGCGGCCGCAAGGCCAACAGCAAAAGACGCGGCTAGGTCCATGCGCCGCTGACTACCACGAAATTCGCCCCTTCACCACGGGGCCTCGCTCTTCGGGTTTGGTTGCCTCCCCCTCAAAGCAACCAAACCCGAAAATCCGTCAGTTTTGTCAACTCGCTTCGTCCGACGAATTCGGACGCGATCGCCTGCTGGCAGCGACATGCCGGCCGGGCCGCCGCCGCACGGGCGCCGCTAATCCGCACATCCGCGCGACAAAGGAGAACAACGTGACCGTTGAAGGGACCACTACGCCTGCCTCTGAAACTCCGGTCGTTACGCCGCCGGCACAAGCGCCGGCCGCCACGCCATCGGGGGATCCCGACGACACCGCACTGCACGAAGCCCGTGAAGCAGCCAAAGCCGAGGAGGCTGCCAGCAGGCAAGAGCAACCAGTTGTCGCCAAGGAGGCACCGCCACCGCCCGAAGCAGGGACCGAGACGCCGGCAAAGCCGCGCATCATGGTCCCCAAGGCCCGTCTCGATGAATCTCTCAACGAGACGAGGACTGAACGGGCGGCGCGCGAAAAGGCAGAACAGGCCGCCGCCTATTGGCGCGGTGCTGCGGAAGCGCGTGCCACACCTACGGCAACGCCAACACCGCAGGTCACGCCGCAGGACCGCCTCGCCGCCATCGACACTCAGATCGACACCCTCGCCGCCAAGTTCGACGCGGGCGAGATCACGATGGCTGACTACAAGCGCGAGGAACGCACGCTGACCCGTATGTCCGACGCCATCCGTGAGGAGGTGCTGGTCGCCAAGGTCAAGCCTGCTGCCGCTCCTGCACCGCCGGCTGGTCCAGACGCCGCCGAGCTATGGCTCGAAGATCGCAGCATAGAGATCGAAGCCGCTCACCCAACGGTGAAACTCTTCGATCAGCACGGCACAGATGCCGACTGGGGCTACGTCAAGTCCCTCGCGATCGAGCAGCTTGTCGCTAGAGGCATCGACCCGAACGCTGGTCCGCGTGGCCGGCTCGCTCTCCGCGAGGAAGCGGCCGTCATCATCGACCAGATCGGGGCGTCGCTGCTGGCACGGCGCGGCATCACCCTTCCCGGTCCAGCCTCTCCCGCTCCCGCGGCGGGAACACCGCCGGCCACACCGCAACTGAGCCCGACCGCGCTTGCCCGCAAGGACAAGCTCGAGCTGGCCGCAGGCGCACCGCCTGACGTGACTTCGATCGGTACGGCTGCCTCCAGCGAACTGGCGGCACTCGCATCGAAGATCGATGCCACGACAGACCCGGATGAGGCAGCGGATCTCTACAAGAGCCTGCCCGCATCAACGCGGCAGCGACTTCTCCTCGGCTCCACAGGCTAAAGCAAAGGAGCCATTCTCATGGCTGATACCGATTTCGGCGCGCTGCAGGCGGCCGTGGTCAAGCGCTGGATGCTCGAATTCTGGGTAGCCGGTCGCGACAAGATGTTCTGGTACGCAAACGGCTTCATCGGCAAGGCCGGTGACATGACCTCTGTCATCCAGCGGGTGACGGAACTTACGACCACGCAGCGCGGCAAAGAATGCGTGATGCAGCTCATCCTGGACATGGTCCAGGACGGCGTGGTTGGCGACAATAAGTTGGACGACAACGAAGAGCTGCTGATCAACGATTCGGTCACCATCCGCATCGATCAGTTGCGCCACGGCGTCAAGAGCAAAGGCGCCATGTCCGAGCAGGCGACGGTCATCAAGTTCCGGCAGCAGGCGAAGGACAAGCTGTCGTTCTGGATCGCGGACAAGCAGGACGAACTGATGTTCCTGACG